TCATAGATCACGCTCCTGACTTTTGTGGCGAACCTTATCCGGAAGAATTGCAGCAACCAGCTCTTTGAGCTTGTTAAGCTGCTCCAGAACACTCGGTTTTTCCTTTGCTTTCAGCTTGCGGTTGGTGAATTCCTCAAAAGCGGAAGTCAGTGCATCCGCATCCTTCGCCTTAAAGAACACCGTGTACTTGGGTGGAATCACATTTTGGTCTTTCGTAATGGCATAATCCACACCGTATTTCCGCGCCACCTGTTCAAAGCCTTTCAAATCCGTTTTCTCAATGGGGATACTGCTGACTCCCTGATTCTGACCGATCAGTTCTTTGATGCTCTGCTTTCCAAGCGGCATCTGCGCTGATTTCTGAGCCGCCTTTGCCTGATGGTGCCGTTTCCACGCATTATAGCCATTCACGATAGTGCGAAATGTCAGTTTCGTGGTACTGATTGCCAGATTGACGGTACGATTTTCAACTTCTTCCTGCATGAATCTCCGCCTCCTTCCTTACAAACTGTCCCGGTCCGGTGCAGGTTTGCTCTTTTCTTGGGGCTTTGCAGCCTTTTCCTCCATCTTCTTCACCATGTCATCCGGAACCGGAATCGCCATGATGCTGCGACCCATACGAACGAACATCTGGGGCTGATGGAACTGTTCCTCAAATTTCTGCATCTGCTCCGAAGTCAGAGAACCAAAGTCATCCTCTGTCAGCCCTACCACCAGAAAATCACCGGCATAAATGTCCTGCATATCCCCGTCTTCGGTGTAAATCGCACGGTTCAGCGGCAGACCATTGATTTTGCCGGATTCATTCAGAATAATGGCCACTTCATCCTCAAATGGATAGGTGACTTCAATATCGCCGCCGACCATGGCCTGCAAATCTTCCAGCTCCGTGCCAACACTGATTTTCTTCGGATAGGCATTGGGCTGTACCAGCAGCACATCCATTGTCCTGGTCTCTGCCAATTCATGTTCTCCCACGGTCTTGAAATCCACACCGGTGAAATCGCCGGAATCCAGAACATAGTCCTGATTGTTCCACGCCTGCGTCACCATGCGTTCCGCATCTTCCTGTGAGGCAGCTTCCACGGAAACCTTTCTCTGGAGAGTCTCTGTAATCTCCACATCAAATTTCTTCATAGGCACCTCCTTAGATCAGGCGCAGTGCCGGAACCAACTCGCCGCCAATGGAAACCACCGTCAGGTTCTCGTTCACATAGTCGATGGTGCGTTCCAGCGTAAACAGATTGATGCTGCATTCGTTGCCGTTCTGGTCGATTTCCGAAACCTCCGCAGCTCCCAACAGATAGCGGATTCTGTCAGTCTCGATCACATCGCTCTTGTCATAATGGAGAAGCAGTTCCCCATCTGCCACCAGATCAGCCTCCATCTCATCGTAAACATCCTCAAAGATGTCTCGACTGCCAGCCTCGGTCAGAAGTTCGCCGCCAGCCCCCGGCAGGATCACCATCACAATGCGTTCCTTCGGGTGATCTTCACGGATTGCCTCCAGCATCACCCAGTTATGAAGCATCGCAATGGACTTCTCAAACATGGAATCATCCATCGGATTCGGCTGCGATGCACCATTCGGGCAGTTCTTGCAATCCATGCTGCACACTGCGTTGTTCTGATTCTTCTTAAAGTTCATCATCATAAAAATCTCCTTCTCATCGTTCCATATCTCGTTGTTTACTTCGCTGCCATTTTTCCAGCAGCCGGATAATCGTGTCCTGCATCTGCTTCGGCGTATAGGATTTCGGGAAATACTTCCGAAGAACCTCATTTTTAATCGTCACATGGTCAAGCTCATCCTTTTTGATTTCATTCATCACTTCACACATGGCATCCAAGGTGCAGCCGCCCTCTTGCGAGAGCTTTTTTAGCCGCTGCGCCTGCGACAGGGATGGAGATGCCTGTGCATAGTCCATAGCCTCCAGAAATTCTTTCTGTTCAGACGGTTTCAGATAAGACAGCTCTACCGCCGGATTGAAGGCGATTTTCTTCTCATCCACCATATCCAGAATTTCGGGAATCAGGTTTGTAAGGCGAATATAGCGAAAAATCTGATTTTTACTTGTGCCAAGTTCTTCCGCCATTTCCTCGCTCGACAGTTTTCCAAAATTATTTCCAAGTTGGGAATCGTTTTCTTTCGATGGCCTTCCTGCCTGATGTTTCATCGCCTCCAACTTCATCTTGTAGGAAAACGCTCTCTCGCTGGGAAGAATATTCTCCCGCTGCAAGTTGCTGTCCACCATAAAGATTATTGCTGCATCATCGTCCATTTCCTTGACGATGACCGGCACGGTCTCCAAACCTGCCAGCTGCGCCGCATGAAGTCTGCGGTGTCCTGAAAGAATTTCAAATCCGCCTTCCGGGTCAGGTCGGACAATCAGTGGTGATACCACACCGATCTGCTTGATGCTCTCTACGGTCTGTTCCATCAGCTCGTCATCCAGCACCTTAAAGGGATGCCCTTCAAAAGGATGCAGGTCAGAAAGCGGCATCTCCGTCCGCTTCTCCTTAGCCGCAGCGTCGGCAGCTGAGCCACTGCGGTTTTCTGTTGTAATACTGGTTTTTGCTTTTGCCATTCAGCTTCTTAACCTCCTTCCAGCGGTGATAGATGTCATTCTTACCTGCGAAAAACGCCTTTTTTGCCTTGCACTTCATAGATCAAGTACCTCCTTAACGACCTGCTGTTTTTCTTTTCCAATGCTCTTTCTGCGGTCCTCTCCGCTGATTCGCACCGGCGTACACATTTCCAGAATCCTGCTGTAAATCCGGGCGTATGCCACATCCTGCGGATTGCGGATTTCTGCAATTTTCAGATTGGTTGTGATAATGACCGGAAGCCCGGACTTATACCGCTCATCAATGACAGCGTAGACCTGCTCCAGCGCATATTCGGTGCTGCGCTCAATTCCCAGATCATCCAGAATCAGCAAAGAATAGTTGGAAAACGAAGCGATATACCGGTATCGTTCTTCCGAATACATGGCACCCATCTGGTTCAGGATTTTGGAGAAGTTCGTCATCAAAACCGGAATGCCCTGATCCAGCAGCGCATTTGCTATACATGCCGCCACAAAGGACTTTCCGGTTCCGACATCTCCCCATAACAAAAGGCCAAGGTTTTCAGCCTTGACCTTTTTCCACTGCTCCACATAACGTTTTGCCATCTGGATGTCCTTGTTGTCTTCTGCAACGCCAAAATTCCATTCCAGAAGATGCTTTTCCTGAATCCCAGTTGCTTTCAGCTGCCTGATTTTACGCTGCCGCTCCACCAGTTCATCCTGGCGTTTCTTTTCCGCCATCGCTTCCTGCTGGCACCTGCAAAGGCAGGGAACAATCTTGTCTCTGCCCCAGAGCTTTACCCTGCACTGCACCGGAGTATGACAGTTCCGGCAATACAGCAGTCCGTCCACGCCCTGGTATTCCTGCTCTCCGGGTTCTTTCGGCGTAAAGAGCGAATCCAACGCCGCATTCAATACTTCAGGCACCATGTCGCTCATAGGCTGTCTCCTTCCTCAAATGTGTAGTCTGCCGGGTTATACTTCGGCTTTTCTCTCTTTGCCCAGCTCCGGATTGTGGCAAGGTGATTTTTGTAGCTCCTGCCGGTGGAAGCCATATACTCAGAGAGCCGTTCCACCCGCATCTGATAATCTCCTGGGAACTCCTGCCGGAGCTTGCCGTATTCTGTGTCAGAAAGAAGAACATTTTCGTATGAGCCATACCGGTGCTGGATTTCCTTCTTCTCTCTTTTATTGATTGTTTCAGTACTTGTTCTATTAGTACTTAATTGCGCGGGATTTTCCGTAACCGGTGTGTCCGTATCCGGATTTACCGCATACGGCTTTTCCGTACACGGTGATTCCGAACACGGATTTTTCCTTGGCATCTCATAAATCACATACTCAGCTCTGCCCATCCGACCGTTACTCTCACGCTGCTGGTTCCTTTCCAGATACCCAAGACGCTCCAGCTCCTTCAGAGCCGTAAGCACTCCATCTACGCCATCCGGCGTAATCGAAGATAACCCCCGTACCGAATAGTTCCATGTGTCTGGCAAACTGAGCAGCATGGAGAGAAGTCCTTTCCCTTTCAGGCTGAGACCCTGATCCCGCAGGTGGTAATTGCACATCGTTGTGTAATTGCTGTTCTTCTCAACCCTGAATACCGGCATGGTGCTCACCATCCTTTTTCGCAGGCTCCGCTTTTTTCTTCGGACATTTGCGCGGACGATCTTCGCTGTCCTCTCGGCGATGGTATTTGCCGGTATCCTGCATCATGCGTTCAAACGCCTGAAGGCGTCCCTCTGTAAAAAGCGTCATTCGATCACACCCCATTTCTTAAACAACTTGAAGAGATGATTCTTTCCCTTGCAGGTCACTCTCGTCTGCTGCACCAGTTTTCCGCTTCTGCCGTAGCAATCCCGGACAATAAAATAGCCCCTTGCAGATTTGTCTGCAAAAGGCATCAGCCAGCCGTTTGGACTGCGGTACAGATAGCGGTGATCCAGTAAGAGAGCCACCGCCGTCTTCTCCGGGATTCCGATTTCCTTACAGAAATTCCGGATGCAGGTGCAATCCTCCGAATTTACAAAGGTGTCGAAGTAGTCTGCCTTGGGCTGTGCCGCATCCAGCTGTTTGCGGATACCCTCAAGCTGCTCCCTCTCGGCTACAAGCTCCTGCGCCAGGGTGTAGATGACCTCCGGATGCTGAATCACCTGATCCAAAATGGAATCGTTCATATACACTCCATGCTTGCGGATAGAAGGGAGAACTTCATCAAACACCCAGTGTTCAAACCGTTCTGCCGATGGCAGCTTGCTGTGAACAATCAGCCGATAAACATCGCCTTCCGTGATAAAGGAGATTTCAACGACCTGCTCTCCAGCATCCCCATACTGATTCACCTTCTGAACGACCCCCTCGCGTTTCGTTAGGGGGCCTCTGCAATGGCGTTTCACTGCGGCGTAGGGATTCACATACCCCAACGCTTTCGCCACATCGCTTGCACAGAAGAAGGTCTTGCCCGCCTCTTGCAACACGCGGATCGAACCAAACTCCTGGTTCTCAAACACCTCCATCATCTGCCTTGACTGTCCGCCATGACTGCCCACATCGGTGTCATGGGTCTTCTGATTGAAATCCGTCATACCTGTTACCTCCTGCTCAAATTTGTCTCGCCGGATTTCGGGCGAAAAAAAATAGAGCCTCGACCCATTCTCGTTTTCAAAGAATGAGCCAAGGCTCTATGTAACAGGATACCTGATATTATTTTTTTGCAGAATTCGTCAGAACTCGCCAAACGATCCTGACACTGTTTTTCATTCCATTTCAGCCGGATTTTTACCGAAAATCTGTCAAGGATATGGGGCTAATTTTCACTCCAAAATGGCCTTCTGTAAACCCATTTTCCCACCCATTAGGCTCAAAAATAAGCCGTAAACCCATGGTAAACCCATCAAAATGGACTAATTTGAAGTCAAATTTCCTCAAATTTCACCATCGGAATCAGGTGATTTCAGGCATAGAAAAAGCCCGGAAAATGGCGTATTTCCGGGCTTTTTTAGCATTATTAAGCTGTAGATTATCGCTTGCATAATTCCGACCCTTGAAAAATAAGGCTTTTCAAGGATTTTGTCAGTTACCCGTGTGTTACTCAAACTCCTCGGAGAGTTCTCCCGTTGTTTTATTATAACACACCCGTCCGGAACTTACACCTCAATGATGCGAACATGCTCCGGCTGACCGGACAGGAAAATTCCGTCGATAGTCTCAAGCATTTTCTTTCCCTCTACTGTGTGAATTGCCTTGATATAATACGACTGTCCTCTCACTGCACGTCCGCAGATGCTTTCATTGCCCCATGATGCAGAACGACGGAGATTCAGAGCACCATCACAATCAACGATCGCTCTTGTGGTCTTTTCCGGATAGATTGTGTCAGAATCGGACACCTGTTCCTCTGTTTTTCTTTCATCGTCTCCGGATGTCTCCTGCCCTGCTGCATCGTCTCCATCACCGGAGGTCTGCTGTCCGTTCTCCTGCTCGCTATTTGCCCCATTCTGCCCGTTTTCCGGTTCTACTGGTGTATTTCCTCCAGTGCCTCCGTTTTCGTCGTCTGTGGACGCTCCTGCGTTGCCCTGCTGCCCCTCTGCATCCTTTTCATCGTCTCCGGATGTCTCCTGCCCTGTTGCATCGTCTCCATCACCGGAGGTCTGCTGTTCGTTCTCCTGCTCGCTATTTGCCCCATTCTGCCCGTTTTTCGGTTCTACTGGTGCATTTCCTCCAGTGCCTCCGTTTCCGTCGTCTGTGGACGCTCCTGCGTCGCCCTGCTGCCCCTCTGCACTCTCGTCATCGGTGAGAGTTGTTGCTGCTTTGAGTTCCTCTGCGGTCATCGTGCCGACCTTGTTTCCGTCTGCATTGTAGGTGTTCACGCTACCGTCGGGATTTGTCTCCAGTGCTCCCTCCGGAACATTGTCCGTGAGTGAGCCGATGACGTTTCCGTTTTCATCCCACACAACCAGTTCCTCGTTTTTTGCTGCTGCTTTCAACGCTCCCTCGATTGTCTTGTATTCCTTGCAGTCCTCTTTTTTGAACTCCGTTCCTTTGCCTAAATAGTATAACATGTTTTCGCCCTCCTCTGCTACTTTTTGAGATATTTGCTCGACGCAAATCCCACCACGTTTTTATATGCTACATACAACCACTTCACTCCGGACACATCCGTGTAATATCCATAACACTGACACGTCTCTCCGCTCTGCATTGTCGTCAAGACTTTCTTGTCTTTTCCTGTTCCTGCTCCCGACCGTAGATTCAACGCTCCTGCTCCCGTTACCTTGTACGTTCCTGCAAGGCTCTTGTTGAACCCTTTTGCGGTCTCCAGTTTCACGTTGCTATTGATTGGAACTGTCTGCGATGCACTTCCTCCGGATGCCTTTGCTCCATTGGTGAGGTTCGTCGCCACATGAGCACCATCGTTCAGCAGAATGTCGCCCTCAAGCAAATACGCATCTGATGTCAGATATTTTTTATCTGTCAGCACCTCGAATCCTGCTGCCTTGAGTGCTGCCCGCAGGTTTCCGGTATAACATGCAGTGCTCACATTTTTCAGTTTCTCATTTTTCAGTCTATATCCTGCACCTTTTACGATTGCAGCAACACCGGACGAACAGTCAGCCTCGCACGGAACTGTGATTTGAGCAGGGTCGAAATTTGAATCCGCAAGGTTCGTCCAAAATGTTCCCCTGTGCGACTGACAATATCCGACCATATTGTTGACTGCTGCTGCCTTTGCCATCTGTGCAATGAGTTTTCTCGTTGCTGCATCCGGATGACGGAGAACGCATTTCCACGGTCTGTTATACCAGTTTATAACCTGCCACTCTGTTCTCGTCTGATCTCCGGCTTTTCCTCCGGAATATTTTCCTCTCTCGTCGTGTCCGCAATTTGAAATCATTTCTTTTCCTCCTTTTGTTTCTTATCTCCGGAATCATCTATCACTGACATAATGAATATAAAAGCCAGTATGAACGGAACTCCTATCCATATCACCGCCACCAATACCGACAAAATGAAAAATGTCAGTTTGACCATGATTCTGTCCTGTTTCGTTTCCTGTTCCTCGTAGTATTCCGGAAACAACTCTTTTTCCCGCTCCTCTTTTTCGGACTGCCTTTCAAGCATCCAAAAAATAACAAACGTCAAAACGAATGTAACTGCTGCCCCGATGATGTACACTGTCACCATCGTGCTCCAGTGCTGTGACATGAAAATCTCAATTTCACTCACTGCCCTCACCTGCCTCGTTCGCAATGAGTTTCTGCACCGCCTCATTGCTGTCAAGCATCGTTCTCATTTGCTCAAGAGCCTCGTCCACCATCATGCTGAACATGTCGAATGTGATGACCTTTGCAAGCCACTCAAACCTTGCCACAAACATGTCGTACACATACCGGAGTTTGAGTTTTCCTGTTCCTGCTCCTAGTTCCTTTTCTGCTTTTGTCACCGCATACAAGAGCCACTCTCTGACCTTGTTCAACTGCTTATCAGATGGCATTTTCACAAAAGAATAAATTGCGTACCCGATAGAGCCTCCCACTGCTGCTATTGCCACGATAACAAACCAATTTTCAACGATGAATTTCATCCCTGCACCTCCTCATTATTGTCTGCATTGATGTCATCCGGTTCGTTCTCGTGCTGTTTTCCTGTATCTTTCTTTGTAACCGTCTTTACTGACTTAATGAGTGCCATCGCACCGCCCTCCACTGACAGGAATCGAAATACATTCTCTGTCAATGTTGATGGTTCAGCACCCACTCTCACAAACACTATAATCGCCACAACTGTGTAGATAAATGCTGCAAGAATCATACAGATAACAACACGATTCATGAACTGACCGGAGACTTTGTTTTTCCGCTTTGCTGCCCGCTGTTCTATCCGGTACAATTTTCTTTTATGCCGGAAATACATGCGACGCTCTGCGTTCGTCATCCTGCTTTTGTTCACTTGTTGCCTCCTTTATGTGGTTGATTCTTGCCTGTTCCCGCCCTCCTGTTATTGGTCGGTCTTAATATTCAAATTCATCCCGTCCAGTCTCTTGTGATACGATTTCAATGACTGCTCAACTATGAGAACCCTGTCGTGTAAATCCTGCACCTCTGCCCGTGTCTCTTTGTAGTCACGTTTGATGTCTTTGACATCGTCGGCAATGTTCTCCAGTTTTGTCATCATGAGTGTGTTCGCTGTCGCACGTTCCTCCGTCTCCTGCTCTGCATCCTTTTTGTCATTCCGCTTTTTATTGGAAATCCCGAAAAAGATTGCAAATGCGACGGAAATCCCGCTCAACAACAATGAGAGTTCAATCGTCACTCGGCTGCTCCTTTCCGAACGCTCCCACGTCGTCGGTGTCGCAGTATCGTCTCATGTGGTACTCAAGGACATCCAGTTTCCCGTCTGCCTCATTGACCATGTTCCGGAGTTCCTCTTTGACCCCCTCCTCCACTTTTGAGCGTTCAATCATTTCTTGCTGCTTTTTCACGATTCCGGACAACTCCTCCGTTATCTCGCACAACCGTGATATTATTTCAAGCGGTGTCATTTTGCCTCACCACCGGAATATTTTTCTCCCGTGATGTATTCATATTCCTCCGCTGAAATACTTCCTTTTGTGACACGCTCTGCGATCTGTTCCTCGGTGAGAGTGCCTTTCTTGTACATTCTTTTCAGACTTTCGACAAGCATTTTCATATTAAATCAACCCCTCCTCAATCAACTGTTGTGTGTATTCGTCGATGACTGCATCTTTCTGAAACTGTGTCACGGATTCAACGATTCCTGTTGTGTTGGATGCAACAACCTCCTGCATGAGCGTCAATCTGTCATATTCCTCCCGTGACATTTCACGCTCCTCTCGCTGCCATCCGGTGATTTTCTTTCCGTCTGCATCCTCTTTCGTTGCTTTCTTGATATTGCGTCTCTGATATACCGTTGTCGGTGACGCTGTTGTGTCGAACTCCTCCGGCTGTTCTGCCTCCGTTCCGAACACTTCTCTCCATTCTTTCATGTTTTTCTCGCTCCTTTCGCTTTGAATGTTTGCTAACTATTTTCTTTAATTTCTTAACATTCACATAAGGCTTGACCCTTTGCAGGTACATGTCGTATGTGTCTGTATTGCTCAAGTAACCCATGTATGACAGAATTGCGGTTGCATCGTACCATGTGATTTTCTCTTTCTTTGCGACACGGTTGACTTTCCGTGTGCAACTCAACATGATGCTTTCCCGCAGAATCGTCTTGTCGTGATAGAACTGGAATCCCATGAAATCGAGTGGTCTCCCTTTTCTCTTTCCGGTCTTTTTCTCTGTGTAATCGAACCGGAACACCTGCCAGTTTCCTTTCATCTGCAAGTTGAACTTTTCTCTCAAGAATCTCTCAATCTCCTGCTGCATCCTGTGGAGTTCCTTTTTGTTCTTTCCGAACACCACCATATCATCCATATACCGGATATAATGCACCGCTTTCAACTGTTCTTTGATGAAATGGTCGAGAGGCTGCAACATGAAATTTGACAACCACTGCGATGTGTAAAACCCTAAAGGCAACCCGACCTCGCTCCCGTCAATTATCAGTTCGAGGATGTACAACATTCTCTCGTCTCTGATTTTCTTCTTGAGCCACGCTTTCAAGACATCATGGTCAACACTCTCGAAAAAGTGTCGAATATCCATCTTGAGAACATATTTGCAGTTCTTTTTGTCTCGCTGAATCCACCTCTCGATGTACCTTTTCCCATAATGAGCACCCCTGTTCGGTACGCTCCCACACGAGAACTCATACATCCCTTTCATGAAAATGTCATAACACGCAGAGACGACAATGTGGTGAATCACCTGCTCATAATTGTATCGAGGTTTCTCAATCATTCTCACTTTTCTGCTCGTTCCCTCGTTGATGCAGACTTTCCCGTGTCTTGATGGTTTCCATGCCTTTTCCGGATGCGGTACGTCGTACCCCTCCGGTGCAGTGTTCTCAAGTTGCTCGACGACGTTCTTGACATGTCTCTGAATGTTGGTCGGCTCTAATATCACCGCAACGTCCGGACGCTCTGTCTTGCCCTTTGCTGCTTTATGAAATTTTTGCTCAACATTGCTATGTTCTAACATAGGCTTGTACAGGTTATTGACGGATTTCTTTCCCATCTTTCTTATCACCTCAAGGTCTTTCTGATATTCTTACTCGACCCTGCCTGCATCGGTATTATTTCCACTGGTTAGGTGTATTTCAACACCCTGCGGTGTAGGAAAAAGGTGTGCTTTTGGTTAAATGCTCCATAATTTGATAAGATTGGCTCGCCACGATGTTCGTGTTCACGTTCGTCGCAGGGTTGTTCACATTCCAGTACGACAAACCGCACTTCGACCCGTTGCCACGGTTGCCACCGAACAGGGCAAGGACGCACACCGATTCCCCTGTCATGTCAAGGTCATCTTTTTGTCATGTCGGAGATTCTATCACAATTTTTTCTGTTTGTGTCGGATGTGCCTCCCGTTTCCATCATCGTGGAAAATCCTTATCATACCGGACACCTCGGAGGGTAAACCCTCCGAACCTCCCTTTTTATTGCGGGGGAGTATCTCCCCCGTTCCCCCTCGCTGCTTACGCAGCAGCAACAGGCGGTTTACAAGAAAGGCTCGCCACGATGGCCGTGCTCACGCCCGTCGCAGGGTTGATCACATTCCAGCACGACAAACCGCACTTCGACCCGTCGCCACGGGAGCCACCGAACAGGGCAACTGCAACGATCGTATTGTTGAACCATAACCCATCACATTCGTATGTGGTCTCACTTCCGGATGCAACGGTCGGGATTCTTCCGATGTCGGATGCCATTTCCATTCTTGAACAGTAGCCTCCGGATGTTCCGGACGGTGTCAGTCCTGTGTTTGTGTACCCCGCACCTGTTGAGTTGTACGGAGGAACTGCTTTCACATGATACACTCCGTTGATAAGCAGCAGACCTCTCAAACGTTTCCAGTAGTTCGCAAAGAAGTTCTCGCAGTAAAATACTTTGACTGCCTGTGTGGTCGATGTATAACCGAAAAACTGTCCTTTTCCGTTGAGTGTTCCGGTCTGCAAGAAATTGTCGGACTGACTGTTTCCGTTTCCAAACTTGCCTTGTGAGTTGGTGCTGCATGTAATCATCGTACACATTTCATACATGAGGTTGATTTCAGAAAATGACTGTTTATCCCATCTGTCACCGTTCTGCTTTGCTGCGGTCGTCTCCTGCTCGTCTGTCATGGACGCTGTCGGTGTGAGACCGGAGAGTGAACGCATCCTGTTGTTGACAACCGAACCCTCGTACATCGGGAAATATGTCACAGGCAGGACATTTCCGTCTGCGTCGGTGTGTGCGTATGCTTTGTATGTGTCATCGTACTGCTCCTCACAGAACACAACAAAATGATAATTGTTCTGTGTCCATCTCTTGACCCAAATCAGAGGAATCTCGGACATTGCATTTCCACCGTATGATGTTTTTGTGATGTCCGATGCTCCTCCGTTCAGCTTGAGAGCATGGTTTTCATGATTCAGTTCATAGTCAACCGTTCCGTCAGTTCTTACCATGACCGGACGGTTTTTCTTTACGAACCAAATATCTCCCCAGTCTCCATAATCGAACCCGCCTCCTGCGAAATTCATTCCTGCGGGTGTCATTCCAACCGCATCATAAAGATATTTGACACGGGTTGCCGGATTGCTGTCGAGGAGGTTGATTCTCATTCCGTATCTTTTCGGTTTTGCTTTTGCGTCCTCGATAATTTTCTTTGTGTTGGAAAGAATCTCCTGCGACGTGGATTCTTTCGCCATGAATATTCTGTCACCTGCTGCCATTATTCACTTGCCTCCTTTGTGATTTCCTCAAAATACAACGTACCGTTTGAGATACCCATTCGATACTTGATTTGTGTCGCATCGTCCTCCAGTTCGACAGTCGTTGCCAGTGCTTTCATTTCTGCAAGCAACTCCGTTCCCTTTTTGACCATGTCGTCATAGTACGTTTTTGCATCTTCGTCCATTCCGGTCTTGATTTCTCTGACCTCCTCGATGTCAAATGCGACAGGGAGGCTCATGAACTCTGTCGAACCGTTACCGATTCGGATGATTCTGTGACCGCTTGTCGTGGTTTCGAGACCCAGTTCTCCATCATCGAGAACCCTCTTGCTCTCCGTCCACTCTGCGGTCGTTCCCTTTTTCAGAGTGATTGTTGCTGTTGCCATTCTTTTTCACCTCTTTCTCAAATTGTGTGTGACGTTCCTGCGATGTACTTGTCATAATCGGTCGTGAACGGTGTTCCTCCCTTGACAAGCAGGAGGTCGGTTGATTTTGGTGTTCCTCCATCCACATTGATGTTGATGTCCGTCTCAAGTTCTCTGATGCGTTCATAATAGTCTTTGACTGCTGCCAGTATCGCATCAAGACCGGACTGACTGATGATGATTTTGTTTGCCTCCTCGGTCGCTGTCAGACATTTCTTTGTCTGCTCGATTGCTGCCTCCATCGCCTCGACACATTTTGCAATCGCCTTTGCGGTGTCATCCTCTCTCCGGCTCTCTTTGATTTCTCTTGCCTTTTCAGCAGCCTCTCTCAACCGCTCCTGTGCCTGTCTGACCGCCTCTGCTGCATCAATGGTGTTCTGTGTGTCCTGTGCGATTTGCAGAGCCTCTCTCGCTGCTGCAATGGTGTTCTCCAGTCTTGTATATTCTCCGGAGTGAATGATTTCCGATTCATCCCGCTGTGACGGAAAAATCTCCATCTCAAACGTCGCACTCGTCAGCAATGCACCATTTTGATACAACTGCACCTCACACAACGCTGTTCCGTGAACCTGCAACATTCCTCTTGTGAGAGGAATGAGAGCCTCATTTCCGGACTTTTCTCCATCGTTGTGAACGTGTGTCTTGTCCGGTTTGGTCATGTTGATAATGACCTCCACATTGTCCGGTATCTCATACACGACACCATCCTCCATGAGCGTCACTCCGATGTACCGTGTTCCCATATCCATCTGTTTCGCTGCAACTGCAAAATGCTGTGTGTCTCCATACAAATCCACTTTGATGTGTCTAATGATTTCCAATTTTCTCACCTCCTCATGACAATTCTTGCTCGGTTCTCTGAACCTCCTCGAATGACAGTCTTGTGTTTGCCAGTTCGACCTTGTTCTTTTCTTTCGTCAACGGGTATTCATAGAATTTCACAATCCTGTGGCTCTCACGGATTCCCGTTGACTTGGAGATCAGCAGCACCGTGTCTCCCAGTGCTATACTGAACACCTCTTTGTACTGTTCTTTTTTCTCCTCGTCCTGCACTGCCTCAACAAGATTGATGATTTCTGCTGTGTACGACCTGTATGGTTTGGAAAGTTCGTCCAGTTTCGCCTCCGCATCCTCTTTCAGTGATTCCGCATCCGTGTATCTTTCATCTTTCCACGTCATCGTTTTCACTTTCTTTGAATACTGGTGATTCTCAACATAATTTTTCCCGTCGATATTCAGCATCAATCCATCTTTCCCTATCGGAATGAGCCTTGTTGCAAAGTCGTATGAGTTTGACTGCACCTGCAACCGCTTGAGGTTCAGACGTTCAATGAAATATGCTCCTCTGTCCTCTCCGTATTTCTCATATACCGAAATTCCCTTGTTCAGAGAATCGAACACCATCTCGCATCTATACGTTGTAATTGCCTGTTGAGCGACATCCCATGCAGAACAGTTCTGCTCTATCCGGATTGTTCTCTTTTTGGAAACATCGCACCGGATGACTTTCCATCCAGTTCCGTCGATTGCCTCTGTTAGACATTCATCGACCGTCTTTTCCACAGTCTCGAATCCCTGCGGATATTGTTTGCCCTCCAGTTCCTCGACGTTCAATGTTCCGGTGCATTTGTACCATTCCCCGCTCGGCTCGACCTGCTTGATAACAAATTCGTCCGTGTCGGTTCTGATATATCCCTCCTCTTTGATGTCCGCTGCATACCTGTTTGTCTTTCGGAACTCGAATGTGATTTCCTTATCTCCAGTCTTGAGAGTGCTTGTGATGCACGTTTCTTTTATTCCGGATAAAATACACACCTTTTCGTGTGAATCATTGTACAAATCCATCTGACCGCCTCCTATAACCACATAGGTTTATACTGCAATGTGACAAGTGCGTTATTGTCAGAGAAAATGAGATGATGTTCCTTTTCCTGCCCTGTTGTGAGATACGGAAATTCCATCAATGACACATCCTTGAACTTGTTCTCTCCGTCCATCGTTGCGAATCCTGTTTCTCCGTCAATGATGACGGTTGCTCCTCTCGGAATCGTGTCGATAATAATTTCACCGCAGGAAAGACCGTTGATTCTTAACTGCTCAATGTACTCCGTTGCTGTGATTGTCAGTCTGCACGGTGTCGCCCTGTTTCCCTGTGCCTCAAATATTGCCTCATACGCTCCCTGCCAGTTCAAACTCACTTCGTCGCTGAACCAGTACCCCGTGAATTTGAACTCTGCTGTGTACCGTGTTTTCGTTATTGTCTTGCTCAACGAGTTCCCCGTCATATATGCCTTAAAATGGCGACTGTACCCGTCCAGTGTAAGGACAACACCTTTCTGCAACTCTGCATTGAAATCACTGACATGTTTTTGAACCTCGTCTCTGTCTTTTCCTCTGAACAGGACTGTCACTGTCAGTCCGGACAATGGTGTGTATGTTTCGGATTCCGACGGTATCAATGCCCCGTCGAACATCTCCACCGTCACCCCCGTCTGTGGAGGCTCGAAATCAACTGTCAACTGCTTTGCATCGAATGACCGAATGTCTATGCTGTCAATTTTCATGTCCTCACCTCCGTTTTTTTGTTGCTATTGCAAGATTATCACTGACCTTTTCGGTCGTTCTGCTTGCCACTTCGTCTCCGTCAATATAGTTGTGAACCTCGATAAAAGCGTTCACATTCTGATTGATTGCTTTCAGCTTTCGGTCAAGCATTGAGTTCAATTCTGTGTAGAACTCTGCAAGTGGCAAGATTGCCTCTGCTCCTGCCTCTCCTCCGACCATGAGCCTCGTTCCATTCATTCCGAACACTGTCGGACTTGTCATGATTCCTCCTGTTTTGTACCATTCAACACCGAATGACGGTACAGATGGAGGGTTCAGACTGAACGAACCGGATATACTAAAATGTGGCATTTTCAAATGTGGCAATGACCACTCAAAATTGAAAAATCCCTTGATTCTGTCGATAGCATTTGAGACCGCTGTCTTTGCGGATTCCATCTTTTCGCTGAATTTTGCTCGTATGCTCTCCATGACTGAACCGACCGTTGAAAGAGCACCGTTCAATTTTGTCGAGAAAGATGACTTAATGCTGTCGAGTTTTCCACCTGTCAACGTGTTCGCTGTGGACATGAGTGAGTTCATCGTGTCCTTGATGCCCGTGAATGTAGCCGACACAATTCCTTTCATGCCCCCGCCTTTTTCGTTATAGGCAGATTTCATATTTTCCAGTTTTGTGGAAACATTGGTCTTTGCGGTCTCCATGAGATTCGTCGCTGTGTCCTTGATGTTTGTAAACCTCGTTGACCATCCCTGTTTTACGCTCTCGACCTTGTTTGTAAAATCGTTCTTGAGTGACAGGAGTTTGTTGCTCGCATCTGTGTTCCACTGCTGCATCGTCGTTGAAATCGTCGATTTCATGTGAGACCATCCGGTTGACACATAGGACTGTATTCCGGAAATCTTCGTCGTGAAATCGGTTCTGATTTCCGTCAGTTTATTTGATGCGTTTGTTTTCCACTCGGTCATCTTGGATGTGACCGTCGTTTTCATATTCTCCCAACCCTCGGAGACTTTCGTCTTGATTTCCGATGTCTTTTCAGAGAATTTTGTCTTGATTTCTGTCAGTTTTCCTCCCGACAGATTATCAACGAACGTGAATCCGGCTGTGTAATAGCCTTTGATTCCCTCCCATCCTGCTGCAACTACTCCTTTAATACCGCCCCCGTTTTCCTCATAGGCGGTTTTCATGTTCCCCAGTTTCTCCTTTGCGGTGTCAACTGCTGCCCCCATGAACTTTGTGACAGTATTTTTCACCGCTGAAAACGTCTTTGTCGCTGCTTGTCCGACTGCACTATTCGCAACCGAATCTTTTATCTCGTTCACCTTATTCGTGACCGCCTCTTTTGCTTTCGAGAACGCTCCCGTTATGGTTTCCTTGATTGCGTTGAATTTCTCCTTGACGTTACTCCACAACTCGGATAATTTTTCTTTGACCTTATCCCAGTTTTTATATAAAGCGATTCCTGCTGCGATCAGTCCTGCAATCAGTGTCACAATTAAAATAATCGGACACAGATTCATGACTGCATTGAGGGCGGTCTGTGCCACCGTCATTCCTCCAGTCACTCCGGTCGCTGTCGCTGTTGCTGCGGTATGTGCTGCCTCCGCTGCTGCCCCTGCTGTGTCTGCTGCTGTTCCTGCTGCGGTTGCTGCTGTCTTGGCTGTTATCTTTGCGATGATTCCTCCGACAAACGATGCAAACTGTTGACCTGTTTTCACCGTCGTCGATATTCCCTGTGCTACTTTTCCGAATCCGATTGCTAAAGGACCCACCGCAGCCACCACAAGACCGACCTTGATGATTGTCTGCTGTTGCCCCTCGTCAAGAGAGGTGAACCACTTTGTCAGTTCTTGAATCTTTGTCGTCACCTTTTCGATGACTGGTGCTGCTGCGGTCTGTGCTGTTGTCGCCAGTGTTGACAATGCCAGTTTTGCATTGTTCATCGCTATTGTTGCATTATCAATCGGGTCGAGTGTTCCGTTGTATGTGTCCTCGACCGTCGTTCCATATTCCGACATTGAGGATGACAGGCTTGTGAGGTCAATTCTGTTCTCTCGGATTGCTGTCGCCATTTCCGCAGCACCCTTTTTCCCGAACAGTTCTGTCGCAATCTGTAAAGCCTCTGTGTCCGTCTTTGCGTTCTTAATGCTGCCGATTGTCTCCTCCAGTGCGACATCCATTGACTTTCCCTCGGCTGTTGCGTTCTGCAATGCCTTTTTCAGTCCTGCCAGTGCTGTCGTAGAATCAACACCGTTCGCATCGAATTGAGCCATCAAATTGATTGCTTGTGGTAATGACAACCCCATCTCTTTGAACGCTGAATTGTTATCCAGTACATAACTTTCGAGTTTGTCAACGGAAATTCCTGTCTCCTGTGCTTTTGATGTCAGCAATCCCAACAGATTCCCCGTCTGTGATGTGTCTATGTTCCACGCTTTCATGATTTTGTCCACTTGGTCAACAGACTGTGTCACATTCGTTCCGTTTATGCTCGAAAACTGAATGAATTGCGTTGACAGGCTCTCCAGTTCCTCTCCTGTCGAATGAAATCTCGTGTTTACTTCACCGATAGCCTCTCCGACCGTTGACATGTCCTCCGGCATACTTCCGAAAACATTGTCCGCAGATGCGGTCAATCCCTCCAGTGCCTCTCCGGTTGCTCCTGTCTTTGTCACTATCGTGTCATATCCCTCGTCGAGTTCCTTGAACGCTGCGATTGATGCTGCTCCTATTGCAGCAATTCCCGCAGAAACGACGGACATTTTCTTTCCGAAACTCTCCATCTTTTGTCCTGCTTTGTCACAACCGCTTGCAAATTCATTCAGTTTATGATTTTTCAGTTCCTTGTTTACTTTTTCGAGTTCAGATTCCATCTCGACGAGTGATGCTTTTGATGCGTTCGTCTTTGTGGTCTGATTTGCAAGAGCAGTCTCCGTCTTTCCGATTGCTGTCTCGTTTGCCTTAAATTCCTGCTCCAGTTTGTCGAGTTCCTCTTTCAGTGCCTTTGACTGCTCTGAATTTGCTCCGGTCGCCTTTGTTGAATCCTCATAGGCTTTCTTTGCTGCCTCGACCTTTGTTTTCAATTCCTCCTGCTTTGTCTTTTGGTCTGAAAGTTTCTGCGTGAGTTTTGCTTGTTGCTCACTGTTTAATTGAACGATATTCTTTTGCAGAGTGATTTTTTGAGTGAGGCTCTCGGCTTTCGCCTTGAGTTGGTCTGCTGCCGAACCGAACGCTTTTGCTTGCGTCTGTGCCAGTTTGAACTCACTGGATAACACTTTCATCTGTGACGCAGCAGATTTCATTTGTGACTGATAATCAGACGAATTTGCTGAAATCTTCACGCTTGTATGTGCCATCGGTTCTCCTCCTCTCTGTGTTATGTGTTCTCGTTCACCGTTTCAAGTTCAAATTTCAGATATTTCAGCAGTTCAATGATATTTTCTTTCATGCACTGCCCGTATGATTCCCGCATGAGCCGAATCGCAATTTTTGTCACACGGTCAACGATTTCTCCGCATATCTTCCATGTGTTCTGTTCTTCCTGCTCCTCGTCCTCATACCCATTCTCACGGTCATATTCGTCGAACGCAGATGTCTCTCTTTCGATTGGCTCTGTCTCGACAATGTTCAGCAACGCATCGGAAACAATATCCTGCATGATGAAATGAATCCCCTTTGATGCTGTCAGAAATTCAATGACATCCACCTCACCCAGTTCATCGAGAGACATCCTGTTTCCGAATATCTCTTGAATAATTCTTTTGTTGAAAAACAGTGCATCCGTTATTTTGTCCGAACCGTTTTTCTCCATGAGTGCAGCATATTTCTTGTACTGCTCAACCGTTATGTTATTGATGAATACTTTTCCTGTGCTGCAAGTGATTGTTATTTCCGGAATCACTTGCCACTCTGAAAATTTTTCATCATCTTGTCCATTCTCTTGTTCATTTCCTCTGCGATTCCCATGTCAATCATGTTGAACTCGATGACGATTCCTGCTGCATCCAGTCCGCTCTCTGCGTCCTTTAACTCGTCAACCGTGAACTGATTTCCGTATGCTTTGCAGATGAACAACATCATCGCCTCAATTTCCTGTCGTGAGTATCTTTTTGACGCTCTCTCGGATGTCGCAGCGTCAATCTGTTCTGCAAGTTCGAGATATTCCATGTATGTGTCCGCAGACATTTTCTCCATTTTGAACTCTTTATGATTCACGATAATTTTTCTATTCATTGAATTATCCTCCTGTTATATCCTCTCTTGTTTTACGCTGCTGCGTCCGGTGTTTCCTGCACTTTTGAGAACCAGTCTTTGATTGCTGTTGCTGCATCCGTGTCCTCTGCTACAAGGTTGGATTCATCAACAGATACCTCATACAGATTGTCGATGCTACGCTCGTAGAAACTGCCCTTGATGCTCTTGGTTGTAGGTGACAGTTTTCCCTCTTTAGTGCTTGCCTCCTCGCTGATACCCTCTGCAAACTTTCCGACATAAAGCCACTTGAACTCATATTTCCCGTTGAGTTTTCTTTCTCTCCATCCGACAGCGACCTCCGGTGCTCTGTCGTCAGATGACTTTCTCAAGAATCCTTTCTCGTACAACTGCCCGAACAGAATCACTCTGTCCTGCGGTGCAAGAGCATTGATTTCCAGTTCGACATCTGTTCCCTCGTATGAGGTGATGACCTCCTCGGTGTTATCGTCGGAGTAGATTTTCTCACTTGTCCACTTTTCATCAATTTTCGCTTTGATTGCCCTTGCTAATTTCACCGGAGTTCCGGCTGTGTATGCTGTTGCAGTATTGCTCTGCACCAGTGCGATGTAGAAATCTTTCAGACCGCAAGTTCTACTCCTTACAATCTGCTGTGTGGTTTCATTTACCTGTGTTACTGTTTCGCTCATGATTTTTCCTCGCTTTCATAATATTTTGTGAATCGCTGTGCTTTCATATAGATTCCATCCTCCGGTTTTGAATCGTCTCCGTTTCTCCCCTCGAATGAGAACCCATTCTCTTTCATGATAGACTTGATTTCCCTTGCCAGTTCCACCTCGTCCTCCTTTGAGAAAATGGTGACTTGCAAGGAAAGTGTCACTCCCTCCGCATCATCATCCGAAAAATTATCATCGGTTTCGCCCAAATCCCACAATGTCACATGACATTTGTTGAGGTCTTTGTCATACCACCCCTGCATCACGGTGATTCCTCTGTCCTCTATCGGCTTGAGTGCGTCTGATGCGTCTTTTATGATGTCCGGACTGCTGTCCATGCTTATCACCCCACTGTCCTGTCTAAATACGCTTGATATTCCTGCTCTGCTATCTTTTGCAGTTCTGCATCTGCCTCCCTGCCTGTTGCATATATGAACTCTTGTGGCGGTCTGTAAATCGTTCCCCAGTTAATAAAACGGACGTAGAAATGACCGCCCTCGTCCTGTGTGTTCTTTTCCCATCCGACATCTGCTGTCGCTCCCGTACCGTTCACCTTTACTTTCCCGATAGGGATTTCATCTGCTGCATGTGCGGACACTGATGATTTTGAACCGAACCCTCGCCCACTTTTTTTGATGTCCTTTGACTTTGGGATTTTTCCGGACATGATTCTCTGTACAACTGGTTCACCTTTTTCAGCGATCGTTTTATTTACCTGTGCAATATCTTCATCCGATGCAGCACTTTCAAACGCTTTTACCAGTTCCTCCAGTCCTTTGAACTCAATGTCAATTTTCATGTCCTCACCTCCGTGTCAGAATGTGACACCTATGCAACCGCACGACATTTCACAAGCACCCATCCGTTATCTGTGAACATCGGTGATGCGTCATAGATGTCGAATCGTGTTCCGTCATACTCTGCATAGAACTCTTTCATTTTCTTTCTGACCTCTTTCATCCGCTTGCAATTCCGAACCTTGAAAACAATGGTGTTCTCAAGACCTGCTTGCAGTGCTGTGTATTTCTCATTTGTTCCCAAACTCTGAACATCGCACCAACACTCATAAAACACCTCTGTGGTCGGTTCTTTCCTGCCCTCCTTGATTTCTGTGGTCACTCTGATTATTTTCACCCGTCCGGTCATTCACTGCTCCCTCCATACTTTTCATTGAGTAGCATGGTTGAGACCGCATTTGTGAGTTGCTGTGTACCGTTCTGATACTTCTCCCTGTGGTCATACAATTCCTTGACGAAAGAATATACAAGCAATCTCTGACGGGCGGTCAAATTGTATGGGTCGAAATTCGGAATCAGTTCCATCAATTCCTCTGATGCAATCGCCTCAACCATAGTCTCGACAATGTCCTTGTCGTCGTCATAGTCGATGTGATTGTATTTCATGCAGTCCTCAACCAGTTTGTCTCTATACTCTTTCTTTTCCTCGTCCGTCATTTCATTCACCTGCTTTCAATCACAGGGCGGGTGTTCCCGCCCTGCTGCATTTCTTATCCCTGCACAACTTCCGTGATGTTGCCTTTGATGATTGCTCCATCATCAACAGGCTGCACGTCAAAACGGTCACGAACCTTGATTCCGGTCATGTCTTTCTCCCACAAACCTGCTGCCTTGTCGTTCATGTCGATTGTGATGACATTTCTGTCAAATAATGTGATAGCCTCTTTTAAGTCGCCCATATACACAGGATGCTTGTATGCGGACACCTTTGCATCGACTGTCGTTTCCTGCTCCTGTCCTTTGCAAGTTACAACATACTTTCCTTTCACGACTTTCCATGCTGTTACGTCGGACGTTGCTGATGCGTCGATTGCTGTGGTTGTTCCGTCGATTGCTAATTTGCTACCGGAGATTGTGAACGCAGGTGAGTACACTGGTTCAGATTTCACAGTCCTGTTTGACACCTTGACAATCGGATATTTACCGAACAACATCATCTGTGTCGGCTGTGTAGGATTCGGCTGCAAAATGTACTTTCCATCCTTATCCTTTAACTTGTCGAGGTAGTTGTACCCGTTCTGATTTGCGATGACCATTGCTCCGGTTGTGATAGCAGGGTCGAGACCCACGTTGAACACGTCCTTGAGGCTGTCGATTGTGGAAATCACAACCTCTTTTCCCTTTGTCATCTCGTTCGCAACCTTGAGAATCATCGCATTTCTTGTCGCCTTTGTTTTCTTGGCAATCCATTTGTTGATGTATGCCATGACATTGGCTGCGGTGTCCTCAAACAGTTCTGCGGTGATTTTTAAGATGCCACCTTTTTTCTTGATTGCATACACAATCTTTTTGAACTTCGGCTCATCCATGTCGGGGAAATCCGCCTCCTCGTCCACATTGTCGAACGGAGTGGAATCTGCATCGACCTCAATGTTTCGAGAACCGCTCTTTGTGGTCACTCCCTCCACATTGACATACTGCTCCAGATTGTCCTCTGAACGTCTTAACTCGATGATGTCTGTTCTGATGTCCTCCGGAACGGTGACACCGATTCCCATTTCATCATCGTCTCCCTTTGTGGTGTCTGTGCTTAACGCATCCTTGTACACCTTGACATCTCCCTCGTCCGGTTCTCTCTTTAAGAATCCGCACTTGACAATATTGACGAACGCTTTCACGAGGTTTTTCTTGTCTGCTTTTGCCCCGATGGTCTTTGCTGTTCCCGTCGCCACCTTGTCCTCGATCTCCTCATGTTCCTCCTCGTCCAAATCGAACAGGAGGTCAAACTTTTCCTGTAACTCTTTGAGTTCCTCTTTTGCTGCCTTTGCCTTGTCGAGTTTTCCATCGTTCACAAGGCTCTTGACCTCATTCTTTTTGTCGTTGATTGCTTTCAACAGTTTCTGCATTTCCTTGTTCATGAATCATGTCCTCTCTTTCTTAAATTCCATACATGTCGAGGTCTGCAAGAATATCCTGCTTTTCTGCCTCGATTCTCTGTTTCTCTGCCTCTGCTGCTGCGTTGTTCCTGTTCTCCAGTTCCGCAAGCACCGCATCGACAATGTCCTTTGTGGCTGTTCCTTTGATGCTCTCCGGAACATGGTTGTATTTTTCAAAATAATCTGATGCACACGCTGCGACTGCTGCCTTTTCATCAATCAAAACGTCGAAATACTCTGCCAGTTCTGCACCGCTGAACCACTTTTCTTTCGCCATGAAAGACTTGATTTTGTCTCTCGTCACACCCTCTTTCAAGTGTTCCTCGTAAACGTCGAGAATTGAATCCTCGCATAAATCAAGTTGTTTGATGACCTCTTTGAAATCGTCTGCGTTGCCCCATGCCATACATAAAGGCTTGTGAATCATCGCCTGTGCTCCTGTCGCAAAATGCAGTTCATCACATGCGAACATGATGACAGATGCGATTGACGCAGCCATTCCATCAACATATCCGACTTTGTGTCCGGAGTATCGTTTCAACTGGTTATAGATTGCCAGTCCTGCGAATACATCACCGCCACCGGAATTGAAATAGATGTCGATGTCCTCATACCCATCCAACTGGTTGAGGAAATCTGCGATGTCCTGCGGGCATCTGTCCTCCTCGAACCACATGGATTCCCATGTTGCTGATACAATGTCACCGTAGAAATACAAGGAACATCTGCTCTGTTCCTCGTCCTGTTCCAAATCCAAATAGCCGACATTTTCAACTTTTCCGCTGCGTTTATTCTTTTTTGTGAAATCAAAACGTCTTTTCTTTGCCATGATTATTCACCTCCCTCCTGTTCTTCCTCGTCCTCTGCCTCGTCGGTTTCGTCCGGTTGTCCTGTTGTGTCCGTCTGCTCTGTGTCCGGCTCTGTTTCTTCCTCCGGTTGCTCCGGTTTTTCGGT